GCCCTCGGCGATCGTGTCGCGCAGCACCTGGTTGGTGCGCACCGCGCTTTCGAAGGCGAAGCGCGGATCGGCCGAACAGCCGCGGTTGCCCCAGAAGCGGTCGCCGCCGCGGCGGATCAGGCAGGTGATGTCGGCGCCGTTCAGGATGCCGGCCTCGGTGTCGTCGCTGTGGAGATCCCAGCTGACCGCCGGCGTGATGCCGACGACGCCGGCTACGGGCAGGTTGGAGATGGTCTTGTGGAATCCGATCTCCTGATCGGTGCGGGCGCGCAGGCCCACGGCCCGAGCCGAGGCGTAGGACGGCTCCACCACGGCGGTGAAAGGGTTGGCGGCCAGGAAGTCGCCGAACTGCAGGAAGAGCTCGCGCTGAGTGAAGCCGGCGCGGAAGGCGACAGCGGCCTCGACCGTGCGCACCGGGCCGGCGTCAAAATAGGCGATGGCGTTCATCTTGCCCGCCAGGACGCCCAGGGCGGAGCCCACTTCAGCCGAAGAGAAGCCGGGCACGGCCAGGATGCGCGGACGGATGCCCGTGGCGCTTTCGGCGTCGAGCAGGGCCTGCAGACCGGTTCGCGAACCGGCGACGCCGCCGCCGATGAGCTTGGCGTCCTGATCCGTCGCGACGTCTTCGGGATTGCCGCCGGCGCCTTCAGCCACGCGAACCACGACACCGACGGCGCGGGCCTGGTCGCCGATGGCCTTCAACGACTTGGCCAGGGTGCCGCCGTCGCCGGCGGCCTGAATGGCCGCCTCGATGTCGGTCACCAGGACGGGCTTATCGAGCGGAAACACCTCTTCGTCCGCCGCCGGGGCGACGGCGACCAGGCCCCAGATGGAGGTGGCGGCCACGGCCAGCGTCAAAGGGCCGGCGGCGACTTCGATAATCTTGACGCCGTGGCGGCGGGGCGTGAGAGCCATGGTCAGGATCCTTGGTTGGTCAGGTTCGTGGGGCGGCCGATCGCAGCGCGCTGAAGGGCAGGGCGACGGACAGGGCGCGAGGGCGGGGCAGGTCGGTGCGGACCAGTTCCAGCTGCAGGGCGGCCGAGGGGCCGTCGGTCGTCAGCTGGACGGCCTTGAGACGGGAGCGGCGGTGAAACCGAATGAGCGCCAGCGCCGTGGCTCCGTAGAGCTTGAGGCGCGTGATCGCGTTCATCGGCTGGTCGACCAGGAGGGGCAGATATGAGCCGTAATCGCGACGCATGACGCGCGAGCCGAGCGGCGTAGTCAGGACGTCGGCCACGGAACGGCAGACGTATTCGTCGCTGTCCGACGCGATCGCGCGCCCGGTGCTGGAGGACAGGCCGGTCATGACGGCTTGCCCGAGACGCCGGAACCGGTGCTGACGCCACCGTGGATGTGGTTCTTGGCGCTCTTGCCGGCGAAGACGACATCGTCGTCACCGGTCACCTTGCCGGCGGCATGGGCGTCGCCCTGGATATCGAGGTCCCCCTCGATGGCGACGTCGCCGCGGATGGACAGGCCGTCGGGCGCCACGAGCTCGGCGGATCCCTGCAGGTCGAACTCCAGGCGTTTGGTCTCGGGGTCGTAGGAGAGCAGCGAGCCGTCCCTGAATCGGATGCCGACGCGGACGCCCAGGAAGAGCGGGGCCATGCTGGAAGACGGCAGGCTGGCGGCGATGTAGGCGCGCTCGGGGTCGCCTTCGGGGGAAACGACGGTGACCGGCTGGCCTTCGGTCGGGGGGAGCCAGAGCGTGGTGTCGCCGACCGGCATGTGCCAGTCGATCGGGGGCGTCAGGACATCGCCCAGGCGAACCACGGCCTTGCCGGCGTCGAGGTCGACGGAATGCACCACGCCTTCGCGCACCAGGTCCGCCAGGGCGCGGTTGGTCGAAGCTGCAGATGAGGACGGGGCGGGGCGACGCATGGCGCGAACGATGGCGCAGCGTCCGCCCGCTTTCGCGCGCGCGCTGTGGTCAGGTCCGCCCCGCACCACAAGGGCGTGGTTTCAGTCGCCGGTGGCCAGCAGCTCCGGCGCCAGGGCCGGCCAGTCGATCTCGTGGGGAAAGCCGTCCTGTTCGGGCACGTCGCGAAGGGCCTGCACGTGTTCCTGGACGAGGAGATAGTCCTCGGGCGTCAGGGTGGTGGCGATCTGCAGGGCCTGTTCGTCGCGGTGACGCTCGATCAGCCAGCGGACCTGGGCGATCTCCGCATCGCGACGGCGGCGAGCCAGGGTCGCCAGGGCTTCGGCCGAGGGCGGCGGGGGCTCGACCGTGATGGGCTGGCCGGCTTCGTCGGCAGACAGAAGGCGGCCGGTCGAGAGTTCGTCCAGGATGCGGGCGTGATCCTCGCCGCTGAGCGGGATGATGTCGTCCGGCAGGTCGTGCGGCCACAGGTCCGGGTCGATGAAGATGCGCTCGGTGGGGCAGAAGACAATGCTCATGATCAGACCTCGGGCCGAATGATGGGTTCTTCACCGCCGCCGCCGGGGGGCAGACCGCCGCCACCGCCGCCTCCGCCGCCGCCGCTGCTGTACGCCGGATTGGGAGTGCCGGTCGCGAGACCGACCGCGAGCCAATCGAAGCCCTGGGCCGAGCCTGATGACCCGGAGGCGCTGTTGAGCATGAAGACCAGGCGGTCCAGGTATCGGCCCACGATCTGCATGTAGTAGTCGGCGGTCGGGCTGCTGTTCCACGGGTTGGCGAGCATGGCGACGCAGCCGCCGCCGAAGGCGATGGGCAGCATCACCGTTCGCTGCCCCTCCGTCATGGACCCGGCCTGGCGGCCCCACTGGATCACCAGAGGCGTCCCCGGCACCTGGGCATAGCCGTTCAGGCCGATCGACTTCGCAAACGACCACAGCGACGATGGCGTGATGAACTTGTCGGTGACGGACCCCGCGATGGTCTCGGCGTTTGAAGCCGCGCGGGCGTCTATGCGACGCTTCAGGACGTAAGGGTTGATCGCCCGTTCCTGGTCGGTGCCTGCGAGAGCTTCTGCATCGGTCGCCATCTCGATCAGGCCGCGCGCGGTATAGGTCGAGTTGCCCGGCGCCGGGATGGCGGCGATTTCCTGCTGAACGAAGGCGCAGGTCGCCAGGCGCAGCGTATTATGACCGGGCGGGGCGGTCGGCTGGTTCAGTTGGAGCTGGGCGACGATCGTGTCGAACGACTCGTCGCCCTTGGGATCGCCACGCACTGTCAGGACGTGAGAATCGACGGTGATCAGGGCATTGGTCGTGCCCGTTGATCTGTCTTCGAAGATGACCCCCGGCGCGAAGTTGGACAGGCGCAGGAGAGCACCGCCGACGAAGTTGCCGGAGCCGCCGTCCGTGTTGATGAGCCTGAGCGGGGCGCGGAAGTCGGCCGCGCCCGTCTGACGATCGATGCTGAGGGCGGCGGCGATGACGCTGCCGTTGTCGGCGTAGCGCAGGATCTCGAAGTTGCTGCCCGCATTGGCGCCGTTCTCGGCAGCGCTGGTGGCCCGGACCGACCAACGGGTCACGCCGTCAGTGTTGAAGCGCAGGTCGCGGTTCTGACCCGCTGCGGAGTCGATAGAGAAATGGGCGAAGCCGGTGTGCCTGACGCCGCTGTTGCCGGTGAAATAGGCGCCCGAGAGGTCGGCCTTGGTCGATGGGTCGAAGTTCGCGCTCGTCCAGTGTTCGGCCCAGGGATAGAAGCCGCCGGCCAAGAAGGGGCGCGTCCACATCCTGTTGGTCACGCGGCTATGATAGACATGAAACCCCGTGTCGCTGGACGGATTGACCACCAGCAGAGAGCCGCCGTCGTTGTTGATCGGGTAGTTGAGACTCAATTGGGCGTTGGCGGCCGTGGCCTGGCGATAGCCGCCCGGCCCAAGGACCGTGTCCAGGTCCGCCCCGCCGAGCGAACCGCGCATGACGATGGCGGACGAAGCGTCGGCCTTGTTCGCCAGGGCGACGGCCAGGCCGGTGATCTTCTCCATGGCCAGGGCCGGGATGCGGCCGACATTGAAGACGCCACTCGTCGTATCGGCCGCGTCGTGTTTGTGATCCTTGTCCGCCTTGTTCGCCAAGGCGACGGCCAGGCCGGTGATCTTCTCCATGGCCAAGGCCGGGATGCGGCCGACATTGAAGACGCCGGAGGTGGTGTCGGCCGCGTCGTGTTTGTGATCCTTCAGGGCGAAGCCGGAAAGGGCCTGAAGGGCGCGCTTGAGGGTCCGTGCGGTGATGACGCGCCAGGGGTCGAGGCCGGCGTCCACCTCGTCGTCCGTGGCGATCTCGACAACGCCGGCGACCGTTTCGCTGGCCGGCGGAAGGGTGAAGCCGACCGGGCCGAACTCGACATTGGCGGCGCCCAGGGCCACCAGCCGCGCGTCGACGGCCAGCAGCAGCATGGCGGCGGCCGACTTCTCGAGGATCGGATCGGCTTGGCTGTAGACGGCGAACAGGACGCCGGCGGAGGTGTAGAGGCCGAACGATCGCAGGGCGTAGGCGTCTGCGCTCTCGTCGCGGATCGTCACATGAAGGGTGTCGTCGGCGACCACGTCGCCGGCCATGGTGGCCAGCCGCTTGCGTTCGTTCGGCAAGGCGGTCAGGCCGGACAGGCCGCCGGCGATCGCCTGCGTCGAGACCCCGATCTGCGACAGGACGAAGGCGACCGTGCCGGTGTTCTGGGCGTTGATGAGCGCGGCGCGGCCGGCGTCGGTGATGGTGATCTGGAAACCGGACATGATCAGACGGCCTCGGACAGCTGCAGGCGGCGGAAGACGGCGGGGCGGGCGGCGGCGGCGATGGCCTGGACGCCCTTGGCGGCGAAGCCCTGGGTGACGGTGAACCAGGAGCGGGCGGGCTTGGTGCGGGCGACCTCTTCGATCACCTCTTCGATGAAGCGCTGCGAGGCGGCTTCGCCGTCATCGCCGGTCAGGGTCAGGACCATGTCGAAGGTGTGCGGCTGGCCGGGCGGGTCCATCTGCCACCATTCGCGCAGGGCGATCTGGCCGCCGAAGGCCTGGACGATGGCGCGCACCGATCCGGCAGAACCCTTGCGACGGTGCAGGTCGATCGAGGAGGCGATCAGGTTGCGTTTGACGCGCGGCGACCAGCCGGGATTCCAGGAGTCGACCGAGCGGGTGAAGGCCAGCCAGGGCATGAACCGTTCGGGGATCGTCTCGACATTGACCAGGTCGCGCAGCGGCGTCGGGATGGCGTCGAGGCGACGGCTCAGGATCTCGAGATCACGCTCGAACCGGGTCGCGTTCGGCGGCAGAAGGGAGGTCGGGTCGGCCGCGCCGAGATGCGGTGCGGGGATCATTCGGCCAGGCCCCCGTAGGTCAGGGTCACGCCCTGGCACAGGGCCGCCTGGGTGGGGCCGACCACGATCGAAGCGGCCGGCTGCGTCAGTTCGACGTCCTGGACGCCGTCAGGGCAAAGGGCGGCGGTCAGGGCCGCGCGGGTGATGTCGCGGCCGAGGCGGTAGGAGCGGGCGAGGTAGTCATCGAGCCGACGGCGGGCCTCGGCCAGCACGACATCGCTGTCGGGCCCCGCGAAGGTCTTGATCGTGGCCGTGATCGCGAAGGTGAGGATCTCGGCGGCCTGGACCGTCACATGGTCGGTCAGGGGGCGAACGTCCTCGTCGGTCACGGCGGCGGTGACGGCGTCGAGAAGCGGTTGATCGGGGACGCCGCCGTCCTCGCGCGACAGGACCGTCACCAGGACGCGACCAGGCGAAGGGGTGACGCACGAGGCGTCCAGGACCTGGCCGGACGCGGCGCGTGCGAAGCTGACATAGGCGCCGGCCGGACCGGCGACCGAATAGCCTTCCGGTCCCATCATGGCGCGTTCGCGCAGGGAGTCGTCGCTTTCCATGACGGCCGGCGCCCCGGTCAGGGGATCGGCCGGCCGGATGACCAGACGGCGGGCGAACGGCGCCGCCACGACGTCGAGATCCGCGCCGATCGCGTAGGGCAGGGTCATGGCCTTGGCGGCGTCGTTCACGCGCTTGCGCACGTTGAGTTCGCGGTAGGCGAAGACCTGCATCAGCTTGACCAGGAGTTCGCTCTCGTCATCGAGCACGGGGGCGGCGTCCGGAGCCAGCGCGATCAGATCAGCCTTGGCTTCGGCGAGGATCGTTTCGAAGCTGAGTTCTTCGATCACGGCCGGGAAGGGCAGCCGCGATAGATCAACGGCGGTCGTGCCGCCGGCGGGGCCGGAATACTGCGTCATGGGCGGATAGGGCCGCCCGACCGCGATCAGCGCGACAGCGGGCTATGGTCAGGTCCGCCCCGCACCACACGGGTCTTCCTCTGAGGCCTGGTTCGGCTAAAGAACGCGCATCGTCGGGGGAGAATCAGATGCTGCCGTTATCTCGAGCCGCTTACGCCAAATTGGGCTTGTTCATCTTAGTGATGACGGGCTTGGCCTTGGCCGGTCGGGAAGATCGGGCCACGCTTCTGCTGGGCTCTATACCGTTGGTTTTGAGCGTAGCCGGAATTGGACTGGCTCACTTGCGTAGAAACGCATCCTATGTCCGGCGTGTCGGAAAGATCCTCTCAGGCTTATTCATCTTCCTTGGCGCTGTAGCTGGAATCATAGCCGTCCGCGCATGGTCCAGGGACATCTGGTTAGATGGTCAGGCTGTCGCGATTGCACTGGTCGTTTTGCTGTTGCTGGCGACGGCGACCCAGTTTTTGTACACGAACGCCCTCAACGCACATGTCGAATGGGTCGCGCGAAATGGCTTGGGCTGGTGGAAGCCTAAGGCTCGTGCTGGGATCGTGAAGATGGAGAACTTCCGATCATATTCGGTCGCGGACGAACTCGCCAAATGGTCGAAGCTCCGCGATCAGGGAGTGATCAGCGCTGAAGAATTCGAGGCGGCCAAAAAGAACCTGCTCGGTTAAGCGCGCCCTTCCATGTGATCGAGGAGCAGGGCGAGCATGGCCTCGTCGTCGGCCTGACTGAAGCCCAGCAGTTCGCGCTGCGGATAGTCCGTCTCGGGGCCGTCGGGAACGACCCGGTCTTTCAGGCCGAAATGGTGGATGCGAGCCAGCTTCGACGCGCGGCCGGTGAACTCGACATAGGCTTCGTCGGGGGTGGCGCCGGCGCGCATGTGCGCCGCGGTCCTGAGCTTCACGAACATGGCCGCCGCCTTGCGCCGCACCCCGCCGCGGCGGCCGCGGATGACGCCGGTCATGGGGCCGGGGTCGGCGCCGCCTTCGGCCGGCAGGTGGCGCGAAATCCGGTCGGCCCGGAAAGTCCGAATGCCTTCCGCCTCCCGGTCGAAGCCCGTGAGCATGTCGCCGCGCCGAACCCAACTGCGCATGTCCACCAGGCGCTCGTTGTCGCCGCGACGATAGAGGAAGCGGATCGGGCGGCTGGCGGGCTTCTGTTCCTTGCGGGGCTTGCGTTTCGGCCACGGCGCCCCGTCGGGGCCGATCTGGGCGCGGATCCGCTTCTGCTGGGACCGGCGCAGTTCGAAGGCGGCGCGTCGCAACAGGCGCGAGCGTTCCTTGGACGTCAGCCGTTCGATGTAGGTCGATACGGCTTCGCGGTAGACGGCGATCTGGTCTTCGCGATCGGCCACGTCAGGCGTCCGGGTGGGCGCTGCAGCTGGCGATCAGTTCGCCGTCCAGGAAGACGCGGTGAAGGGGGGCGGCCTGCTCCAGGGCGAAGGGGACGGGCTCTTCAGGCCGCACCAGGTCGTGGCCGCCGTCTTCGCGCGGCCGAAGGTGCAGGCCCTCGGTCAGGGGGATGCGGACCATGATGTCCGACTTGCCGTCGTCCAGGAGCTCGACCTCCCAATCGATTCCGCCGTCGGCCGCCGTCAGGGAGAGGAGTTCCGGTTGCCACCGCGCGACCCACATCATCAGCGGGACCGTGATCTCGTCCAGGCCATAGGCGCAGTCCAGCACGGCCATGACGAGGGTGTAGCGGTATTCGAAGCCGAGGCCCGGCCGGCCGCGGGCGACGACGCTGCCGCTGGGGATGGCGAAATGCAGATCGGCCGGGTTCTGGCGCATGCCGCGATGGGTCAGCGCCTCGGTCATGTGGACCTTCAGGCTGTTGAGCTTGCGCATCAGCGTCCCCCGAACAGGCGGCGCCAGGCCGAGGCCGGCGTCTGGGAGCGCAGCCAGGCCTGCTGATCCGTCTTCTCGGCGGCGTGGACGTCGACGGCCAGCTGACGCGCGGCGTCGCAGGCGAGCAGCGCCACGCCGCGCGCGGTGAAGGCGCTTTCCAGCTCGGCGGCGGTGGCCTGATCAGGCAGGCGGGGAAGGGCGCAAGGCGTCGTCGCCTGGGTCGGCATGTCGCGCTGCGGCGGGCGCGTCGGCGCAGATGCCGGGGCGGAGGTCGCACAGCTGCTGATCAGCATGGCGCAGGCGAGCAAGGCGGGCAGGATCGACAGGGTGTTTCGCATCGGGCGCGTCCTGGGCGGAAAGAGCGGATTGATGGGCGATGGCGTCAGCCGCGCGGATCTGGACCGTGATGCGGTCGATGCGCTGGACGGTGTCGGCCGCGCCGGCCGCCTCGATACGGCGCGCGGCGGCGTCGGTGTTCGCGGCGACGGCCGAGGCCTCGGCCCGGTCCGCGCGCTTCTGCAGGCTGTCGAACGGGTCGAAGCGGAAGCCGATCGCGCCCAGGGCGAGGAGGGCCAGGCCGACGGCCAGGACCAACCGGAGGATTACGCCAATGGGCGACGCGAAGTTGAAGGTGCGGGTCAGAGCTTTCATCACAGCCCGCCCAGCGAAGAGATCCAGGCGCGGACGTCAAAGCAGGGGCAGGCTTTCAGCCATTCGTTCGGGGTGATCTTGCCGTCGCCGTTCTTGTCCGGAGACAGGTCGCGATGACCCAGGATCTGGGCGGCCGGATAGGAGGCCTTCAGCTGGCGCAGAAGCTGGGCGAGAGCGGCGTATTGGGCGGGCGTGAAGTTGTCCTCGGGCTTGCCTTTGGCGTCGACGCCGCCGACCAGGCAGACGCCCAGGGAGATGCTGTTGAAGCCGCTGACGTGGGCGCCGGCGACGTTGTCGGCGCGGCCCTTCTCGATCCGGCCGTCGCGGCGGATGACGTAGTGATAGCCGACGTCCCTGAAGCCGCGCTGCAGGTGCATGGCGCGGATCTCTTTCACGCCGATGTCGCGTGATGGAGGGGTGGCGGCGCAATGGACGACCAGATAGCGGACGGACTTAACGGTCATTGGCTTTTTCTCCTCGCCAGGCGCGCACGAGCGCGATGATGTGTTCGGCGGTCGGGCCGATCAGGTAGAAGGCGACCAGGGCGCCCAGGAGCAGGATCAGGCGTGTGGCGATCGCGCGGAGATCGTCCTCGGGCATGCGCTGGATCAGGCCGTGCAGGGTGAAGAGCGCCCAGCCGGTCACGGCCCAGGTGAACAGGCGGCGCCAGAGCCACTGCGCCTCGGGCAGGGGGCGGCTCATCGATCGCGCTCCTTTTCCAGTTGGGCGCGGATCCAGGCGATGTCGCCCTGGATGTGCTGGACGCGCTCGTCCAGACGGGCGAAGTCGCCGCGCTGGATCGGCTGGACGGCCGCCTCCATGGCCTCGACGCGCGAGAACAGGCCGCCGATCGAGATGGCGACGACCAGGACCTGCACGCCGACGGCGAAGCACAGCTGCAGGAGGCTGATGGTGAAGGTGACGGGGGTCTTGCTCACGGCGTCAGGTCCACAGTTGGGTCATGGGGGCCGGCGCCGCGCGATCGGCGTCGGC